CTTATGTTAAGACTGTAAAGGTACTAGACTATAACCTATCTGAATCGTCTTAACTTGTAAAAGGCTTCACCAGTAGAATCAAGATGTTGAAGGAACAATTTCTCCAACAAGCGGATTTTACGGGATTGGTCTTTTACCACTAAACGATTTCTCCAATCGATGGATCTACCATCAAGAGTAGCATCCCGAGAAGCGAGTTTAGATATGTTCCCTATTACCAAACCACTATTAGGAAATTCCTGTAGTGTCTGAACATCTTCAAGCGCTTTACAATAGTCCTTCGGAAAGGATATACTATAAAGCCAATAGGACGGAGAAAACACTCTAAAATATCGCTCGAGCAAGCGAAGGCTAGGGTCTTTAGTCACGCAAGAAGAAGCTTTGAACCAATTGGTATCAAAAGTATCTTCAGCAGCTAAAATACTCGACAAGGCATTAGATTCTTTCTCCCTTATCAGCTCTAAAAGAGCACGATAAAGTGATAAATCTCGATGAGCCTGTGAAATCCCTCTTTCAAAAGCGTACCAGAACGACGGTGTAACAACCGCCCCACTGGCGAAAAGATGTGGTTTCTCAGGGATACCTATTGCCGCCCAAAGTGCTACGCTCATTTCCTTAGAAAAATATTTCTGAGGGAGTGAGTCGATCACAGCTCTAAGGGAAATAGAATCGTGAAAGAAACCTTTTCTTTTTGCTTCCGAAACCAATGTGCCTAAGAAGTAAGGTTCTCGTAACGTCACTAATATGTTTCCGGGTCCTAAAGGACTCAGATCCATATCCGGTGTTTTCCATCTTTTAGCAAATTCAACCATATCCGAAGATACGATGGATTTTGACATGTTGATAGATACTCCAAGAGTTTTCATGATTATGAGATACTCTGAAGCCACTCGATCGTGATTGATTACAATATCATCACCTAGAACAACATAGTTAGGAACTCCAGACAGACCCGCTTGTAAAGCAGCATATCGTACTATGACGTGGTGAGTTAATGCAAGCATAGCCCAAGAAGAATAGGCACCCATTGGTTGTCCAACAGAGTATCTTACCTGTTCGCCATGCCAGTGCCAACCTATATTTAACAGTCGCCTCCAATTTACTGAGTCGTAACCCAGCAGTTGAAGTATTTGCTCCTGTAAATCGATCGGTAACCGGTCAGTAGCGGCAGATAGATCAAAACTATAGAATTTGTGAGATGCATCACGATTAGCCAATAGATGCTCTAAAGCCCCATCTTGGTCAAAGGTTCCATCTTGTGGAACCCGGCGTAAGTATGAGAATATAGAGTCATGTAATGGTTTAAGCGCGAGCTGCATCCACCAATTCGATATAGCAACAATCCGGGCTTTACCAGCCTGATCATATACTACCGATAGTTTTCCCATCTTAAGGGGAAACTTCCATAGCCAATAAATTGGCATGAAAGGTACCATGATTACAATCAACAAATCAAGCCATAGTGCGTAAGCTATCGAATTATATCGAAAGGCTAATGCATGAAAAGCATATAACTGTTGAGGATTAGCAACAAAGGCTAACGCATCTAAATGCGAAGTCCATGTTGCTTTTGATCCGTTCGGCCCAGCTTTCTCGGATATAAATCCTTCGAATTCACCTGGACAGATGCTAATTTTCATACCTTTAACTACCGTGTGCAAACTCGACATGTTCAATGTCCGAGCTAACCCATCAAATGGGGCTATTACAGTCTCAAGAGAGGGTTTCACTTTAGTAGAAAAAGTTCTGAAAATACTGAGAACCGTTAGTGTTAGTCTTACTACCTTAACCCAATCACTATGCGACTTATCACGAATGATAAGCCGTATAGGGTGTGGAATTATAGTAGGCAAACCGAAATGGTCTCTTTTAACTCTCGGGGAAGACATCCCAGAAAGAGGAGTACCATTGATACTCTGGATAGTAAGCTGAAGACAAGTCTTAAGGTAAAGGAATGCGAAATTCCAACCAGCAGATTTGATCAACGCTTTTATCCGAGTGATCAACAAATCGACCATAGGCCAATATTCTTTACATTGTGTAATCCAGACTGCTATAAAAGCATAAAGACGAATCTCTTTGAGATGAATCCATTTGCTCACAGCTTTAGATCCTGATGTAAATAATTTGTTGTTTTTGAAAGCAATAAATATTTCATCATGGTTATCTCTGGATAATGCTTTCACACTTGCCACCATACACGAGCTGCTAACACATGCATGAGAGTCTAGTCAGGATGCAACTAAACATGCTACTAGGAAGATCCAGTGCAGAGATTTACTGCAATAGCTCAAACATCACTTAACGGATAAACATGGTTTAACGCTAAGGAAGGTACTAGACGAGTTCATTACAAACCCGAGGTACAATATGGGTCTTCGAGCAGAAGGATTAGAATCAGCTTTCACCGATTCGGGCTCCCACTAAACGGCTTACGCCG